CCATATAGGGTTAGACTCCAACTCCCGCATAAGAATTTTATCTCTTGTGTTTATAAAATCCCCAAACTCTACGGTATTGTCTTGTGTTTTGTGTTTAAATTTTTTCATTTCAATAGTTTTAAATGTTTGTGTAACCCTTCAATTTCTTGGCATATTTCCTTNCCGTTCTCGTCCCAAGCTCCAAGATCTTTTTTCCTGCCAAAGTCCTTCTCGTAGCAAAACCAGTAGAACATCTCACAGGATTCCTCAGTGTAGATACTATCTAACAGCGTATTTATGAGGTTGTGGTATGGATTGACGTACTCTATCATATCAAGTCCCAGACCATACATTTTACTTTCATTGTCGGATAAGTCTTTTAAAGTTTCTATTACCTCTTTTAACTGTTTTAAGTTCATTGTTTTTAAATTGAATCTATTTCTATTGTTCTTATTGGTGTCGTATAATAATCCTGTTTCTGGTACACTTGATACCCGTTGAAACTTTTAATAACCTTCTGCTGCGGCATTATTTCTTTCATCCCGAAGTTGTCATACCTGTATATGTCAAAACCTTGTGGTGTAGCTTCTATTTCGATTGTGGGGGAGATATTCTTTACCCCATAAACGTCATAGTCATATACTTGAATATTTTGTCCCATCATATATAGGGGCAGTAGTAATATAAATAGTGTTTTCATAATTGTTATTTTAGTTTTCTTCCCTGTTTTGCCATCTTATCTGCCCAAGCATTTACCCATAATCTAGGTTGGGTGATATCCCTCTGATGTGCTTTAATATCCCTAAACTCCACCTCTACGTCCATCTTTTTTAGGATACTTTTAAACTTATTCTTTGGATAGTCCCATTGTCTAACACGTTTGTTACCCTTCTCTATGTAAGCTATGCCCCAACTGGAATCTGTATTGAAAATTATCTTTGTTGTACCCTTTAAATCTTTATGTTTTGAGACGTAGCTCAGAGCGTTGCACATTGTCATTATTTCCGCAGCCGTAGAATCCAGAGGGTTGAGCCTTAACTTGCCCCACTTTTTAAATTTTCCCCAAGGAGATGATATCCAAAAGGCATATCCACCACACTTTTCCTTTGGGCACCAGCTTGCGTCTGTATTTATTGTTATAAGCATTTTGTAAATATACTTTATATTAAATGTTCTCAAAAATATTTAACGCTCTATTAACTAAAAAGGAATCCCGTCTTTGTCCTCATCTTCATTGTCCTCTATATCGAACATCGCTTTAAAATCACTGTTTGGCTTTAGGTCTTTGTAAGGGTTTTCTTGTGCCTGTCTAGGTTGGGGGTTACTAGAGGAGTTAAAAGTAGGGGTTTTTATCGAGAAATTGTCTTTAGTTATTTCTGTGTCGTTGTCGTTCACATCAAAAACTCTCTCTACATGAATATCCTTAAAATCTTTAAGAGAGTTTTTTAACCTTACTTTTACATAATGCCAAAAAGTCAAACCTTTTGTCTGAAATACCGCATACTTGTTTTTTTCTTCTAGGTAGTCTGAAAGATAACTATAACGCTCATAGTTTACAGCGCCATATTCTGATAGACCCAATAAGTACGGGTTATGGATGACAACCTGTATATCCGATGCAAACTCAATTTTTGAGCTAAAATAAAAGTCTGTTGTTCTGGGAAAATGTTCTTTAGGGTTAATACGCTCTTTCAAACTCCTATTAAGTTGGGCTAATATTATTATAGTCAGTGTTTTAACTTCTCTTTTTAACCTTATAAGGTGAGTTATTAGATTTGATATAGATGTGCCCTCGTCTTGGTTTCCGTTCTTCTCAACTAAATTTATGTTATCTATAGTTAATACTATTTGTTTCTTATATAAAGGGTCTCTTGCATATATAGGATATGATTTTTGAATTACTTTTCCTTCTTTTACAATTTCTTCTGTGTTGCCTACCACCTCTTCTGTAAATTCTCTTGTATAAGTTTCTATGAATGTCTTTACCTCTTCATAAAAATTGTCTGGTGTGTAAGTGTCAAAAGTCTCAAATATGTAGTCAGAGGTGAGTTCTAAGTACACTTCATTAAAGGCTTTCTTTACCTCTTCATTAGGTTTATTATATAGTAACTCTTCAAAAGGGACTTTTGTTTTCTCATGTACTTTGGTGAGAATGTACTCCTCTTTTGACTGTTCAAAATCTGCCTTTATCAGTATTACATCTTTCTTTGATGTAGGGTTTAGTTTATCATCAAAGATGTCAGTCTCTATTTGTCTGAGATTATGGCTTTTTCCATATCCTGATAATGCACCAATTGTGTATATTTTTTGTTTTGTCAAGCCTCCATGGGAATGTTTGTTCAAGTGCTCAAAGCGGGTTTTTATGGGCTTATATCCCCCCAGTTGTCCCTCTTTTATACTCTTATATCCATCTTTTGTGGATTGTGCTGCGCTCTTTATACTCATATCAGTCTGTTATTTCTACTTTCTTGAATGCAAATATAACTATTTTAATTCTTTATATTGGCAAATTTATGTAAAAACCACTCTTCTTTGTTTAGGTAGTAGCTATGTAGACGGCACTCATCTAAAGAAAACTTTCTGGAATATAGGTTTTTGGAAGAAAATATTAGGTTTTCAAGCTTATGAGAATATTCCAGCTGCTCATCATCGTTCATGAACGTTTGAAACAAAAATGCAAGATGATTTCTAGAAATTGATGTCTCCACCCTAAACTGCGCCAGACCACTTTTCGTCCTTTTTTGGTTTCCCAGAGTTTTGTCCTGTGACCTATAAAATGAGGATACCCAATCATAGATTTTAATGTCCTCTTCTGTTACATTGGCCGTCTCCAAATCATCCAGTAGTTTGATCCCTTTTTTCGATAGCCTTATCCTGCTGAGTTCTGAGTCTGTTGCCTTACCTTTTATCTGTGTTATCAAAGATTCGTTCTCAAAACGTTCAAGTATGTTGTCTTCGAGAGTGGAAGCCAGAACGTTATCCAACTCATTCTCTAATTTCATCTGCTTTATCACTTGAAGGTTCATTATCTCATTTGGTGAGATCCCCTTCTCTTTTGCTAATTTGAAGTTTATGTACATTATTATCTATTGTTTTTTTAATGGTATAATTCTGCCACCTATTATATTTAGTTCTTCATCAACCTCTATCTCAATATTACCTATCTCCCCATACTTAAAGATGGAACTTATCTTGTTGTATGTATTTTGTTCGTCCATATCATCCCCCAATAAATTTCCAAAAAGATCGTAGCCAAGTTCACCCCAAGATTCAGATTTTATATCCTCTAATGTTATTTTTGCTGTTTTCATAATTATTCTATTTTTAATATTTGGTTCTTAAAACTTGTATTACATCCCAAGCATCCTCTAAGGCATTATGGGTTACTCCTGTATCTTTTAGGTCTGACCTTTCTTTACACAGGCTCAAATTGGGTATCCACTCATCATTTTTAAAGTTTACGAATAGGTTTCCTGGGTCTAGGACTCTTTGGTGAAATTCAAAGTACTGATTAAAGTATTCTTCGTTCTCCAGCCATATTTTGTCAAATGTACCAAAGTTTTTACCTGCGGCATTAAGCCTTATCTTTTTATCTACACTATAAGGTAATAAAGGGGTTATCTCAAGTTTTTGCTCTTTAGTTAAACTATTTTGCCAATACACATTATCATAGTGTTTCATGCCGTTCTCATAAAGAAAGTTATTAAACCTCTGAGCTAACTTTCTTGGTTCCATAAGTTCCTCACTTTTGCCTTCTTTTATTGTTTCTATAAGCCCAGCGTTCATGTTTAGTGCAAAGGGTTCACCATATATTTTTTTGTGATTGAATATCCTGTGCAGTTTTGGGATATCTTCAAAAGATAAAAGATTGTTTGTATCTTCTATAATTATCCCTATGGAAAGTATCTGTCCGTTTTCGGGTTTGATGGCTGTTGTCTCAATGTCTATGCTTAAGTATTTCATCTTTTTAATTATTTTGTTTCTATTTCTCTCCATTCAAAGTCATGCTCTCCCTGCCATTTCTGTTGCAGCACTTTTATCACTTTTTTCTCGCTTGTTAGGGGATGTTTGTGGTTTAATTTTATATATCTGAGCTCTGCTGTGGGAGTAAACACCTCTTTTTCTTGCCCAATTATCTCGGCGAATTCTCCATCTAAAAATATAGTTTCGCTGAATCCCTTATAAATACCTCCACTCTTAACCTGTAGGTGATCTTCCCCATCCAGCATAGATCCCTCTTCTATTTTCCCTGATATTGTGTGTATTTTTGTTTCTGCGGTCATATAAATGTTATTGTTTCTAAATTTTGCACCTTTAACAAAACCCAGTTCATATTGAGCGTAGTTTTTCACTACCTCCAAAAACTCATGTTGTGTCACTTCTTTAAAGTTTAAAAAATCTTCATCACTTGCCCAGCCCACACTGCCAACTTCAAAACATTTACCATTGATACCATATCCCAGATAATAGTTTTTGTTGTGTTTACCCGTACACTTGAAGATCATTTTACTGTATTTTGACCTGTAATATTTACCTTTCTCAAAAGTTTTAAATACTTGGGGGATTATGTTGTGCATAACTTCCACCCTTAAATGGTGTGCTGAATGCGAGTCGTCAGAAAATAGGTTTTTTAGTGCCTGTACTTCATCACCTGTTAACATCGCTCCTTTATAGTTACTGCCACCACCAGATTCTCCCCAAGTTATAGTGTCCCTTACCTCGAATGCTTCTGTCTTTATGTTCATGATTTACAAAGTTTGTTTAATTGATCCTCTATCTCTTGTTTTTCTTTTTCTAGTCTACCCCTTTTATCTTCTACTTTTTCTTGATGAAGTTTTTCCAAGTTGTGCCAAGCTTCTCCTTTCTCCTTCAATTTAAAGTGTAGGTACATAAAATTCTCTGAGTCGAACTCATTGTAAGGTTCAAAATTCTGATAGCTACTTGCCACCCAAAGATTAAATGTATACTTGTTGTCCACCAAAATATTTACTACATACTGGGTTCTGTCCACTACCTTATACTCCCCTTCAACTATCTTTTGTTTGAAGTATTCTTCTACCTCTTTTATTTTACTTTCCATTATTTTTATTTATTATTTGTCACTACTACATTATTAGTCTTTAAGTCTAACCACGTATCTTCATTATGCTGAGAATACAGGTAAAGGTGTGGTATCCCCCTTATATCTACTTTCTGCCCCTGTTCTATGTTACTGTACTTTTTTATTTTTGGAGCATTATGCAAAGTTTCGTAATTTTTAATGTACTCGCTTGGCTCTGATTGTTTTTTAAGCCAACTTTTTATTTTTTTCTTATACTGTCTCCAATTTTTCATAATCCTGCTATTTTAGCACCGTAATGAGTTAATGTTAAGTTTAAATTGATTAAATTTGATATTGTCTTGTAATACCCAAGAAATGGATCGTGTTCTAATGGTATTTCTTTCCCTTTAAAATGAATCATGCAGTAATTACAATCATTATTTTTGTATTCAAAACCATCAAACATTACTTTGGTTAGGCGGTCGTGATAATTACCCCAACTATCAATAATATCAAGAGTTGTTTTATTATCCAAATTATCTTGCGGTTCTAAATCATTTGGGTTAAATGGCTTATCCAAAATAACCCCTTCAATCGTACAGGCCACAAACCTATTTAGGTAATGGTATTCCTTTTCGTTTTTAAAGTAGTTGCTTAGTAGTTCAGTTTTAAGGAATTTATTGTACCATACTATTTTATCATAATGACCCCCGATTCCTGCTTGTGAATCTATCTGACCAACTCTTTCACTTAATGATATTAGCTTACTCATATATTCACTTTTTATGTCTGTTCATGTTACATGAACTTTCTATTTAATTAATTTTAACTTGTTCAAACCCACAGCCTCTCAAAAGTCCTTGCCCCACAGGGATAACCAACCACTGTATTAAATTTTGGCAGATTAAAATCTCTTTTTCGGTGAGATACTCTCTGTCTCTATATCTACTATTAATTAGTTTATACAGCAAATATACAACCCCCTACAAGTTAATGTAGAGGGTTTAATAAATATTTAACTTATTGGAATGTATTATCCTTCGCAGGCTGAACATTCTAGCATTGACTGACTAAATTTCTGTGCAGCGTTTATTGAGTATTGATAATATAGTCCTTTTATACCTTCGTCAAAAGCCATGATATGTAATTTTATTATCTCCTTTGCTGGGGTGTCTGGGTGGATCATTATATTTATACTCTGCCCTTGATCTATAAGTGGTACCCTTTGTGCAGCAAGTTTTATGACATCTGCTTGAGATACCTCTGAAAAAGTCTTAAAGACATTTTTTTGATGCTGAGTCAAAAAATTCAAGTGTTGTACAGAACCATTTTGTTCCAGCACACTGTCCCAGACTTCTTTTGTGTTCTTACTCATTTCTATAAACACTTTCTCTAACTCCTTATTTTTAAAGGTGACTTGTATTTTAGCAAGCTTTTTCTCGTTAAAATTACTTTTGTGTGGTTCTATACCCTCTGACAGTGCTAAATGTGTCCCTCCATCTATAAAAGTTGTGGATTTTTTTGGCGCCTGTGCTATTCTGGTAGTATTTCTTTCCCCATAACCTTTTAATATTTCAGGTTCTCCCCAATTTTTAGCCATCCATTTCGAGGCCCTATCACTCTCTTTCTTAAGGGTTGAAAATATTTGGTAGTTTTTTTGAAAAGATTCCATAGATCCAAACGCAATATCATTTTTTTGTAGATAAGTAGCAAAAGCTGTGACTCCTAACCCTATTGCTCTGTGTTCTTTTGAAAATTTAACGGCTTTCTCAAGCCCTGTCATTTTACTACCCTTATATATATACTCTTCTATAACACAATCCAATAGTATATTCATATCGAATATAAAGTTTTCATGATCTTTGAAGTCATCATAATAGTAAAGGTTTACCGAAGATAGGCAACAGGCAAAGGTTTTTTCATAATCCGCGTACTCAGATATTTCGTTACAGATATTACTTGAACGTATCTTCATACCCTTATCCTTGTACACTTGCGGAGCGCCATTATTTGCATTTGTCAAATCTTGTATGTAAGGGTAGCCGACTTCTTTTCTACTGTTAAGTATTTTGGTAAATATTTTTTTCTTCTCTGAATTTGTCTTTAAGTCATCTCTCCAACCTTCTGGTAATGTAACCGCTGTAGTTATGGTTTGAAAAAATCTTTGCTTCTCAGCAGGCATCCTGTGGGTTCCAATATCTAAAAATTCCATTATTTCTGGATGATCAACAGATAAATAAGCTGTTAAAAAACCACGTCTCGCTCTGTTTTGAGCTGTTTTCGACATTAAGTCTGCATACAGTTCAATCCAATCAAGTACAGAGTTGCTTTGACCTCCCGTAGAGATATTTGAGCCTATTGGTCTGATGTCCGAAAAATTTTGAGACGTACCTGCTCCGTACTTAGCCAATAACCCAATCTCTTTTAAACCTCCATAAATATCATCTAAGCTGTCTTCCAGTATAGAAAAATTACAAGAGATGGGGAGATTGTCTTTTTTACCAAAGTTCTTTAACACAGGCGTAGCAAGTGACACCCACCCTTTTTCAAAATACCTTTCAAACCTCTTGCCTATATCCTTTATGTAATTTAAGCCCTTTTTTTGGATGGAATCTGAATCTATTGCTTTACTTTGCATAGTATCAGCCCAGAATTGTACCGTATCGCATATAGACTGAAATCTCTGTTCTGGGGTTTCATTTTTATCTAAATATCCTTGGCTGAGGAAATCTCTTTGATCTTTTAATAACCAATTTAAATTATTTATCATTTTACCAGTCGTTTTCTGTTACAAAATTTGTTAAATTATAATCGCCGTTTTTTTCGTTGAAGAAATCAAAGGATATGCTCGATTTCACAGAGTTATCAAAATATTCTGTTTTTTTCAAAAGTTCTTCATCAAGATCATACTCTTTATCATAACCCATCTGAGATAAACTGTGGTTTAAGCGTTTTTTCAAGTACTCCAGTACAACACTCTTAGGCATAAATTCAAGCTCGCCCTCTTCATAAACCCAATCTAATACTTTTTCTTCCGCCTTAAAAGCCTTTCTTATATTTCTTCTTACTTTTTGCTCCATTTTATCATCAAACCATTCTGGATAATCTTTTGCTATTATTTTTATGAGTTCTGCCCCAAACTGCCCATGTAAATTTTCTTCTCTGGCAGTCACTGTCACCACAGAATTAAAATTAGACAGTGTCTGATTTTTGTATTTACTGAAAGAAGAAACAATTAAGAAGTAAGAAAACAAACTAGAGTTCTCTACCAATAGTGTGAACAATATAAGTGATTTTGTGAATTCCTTGTCTGATCTTGAGGATACTCCCTTAAGGTAGGTAGTTAAGTATTTTACTCTGTCCTGCATACACTCTATCTCCATAATAGACTCAAAATCTTTACTTAGCCCTAACAAATTAAGCAGTCTTTCATAGGCCAATTTATGTATTACCTCATTTCCTGCAAAAGTGTGTCCTACATCTGCTATTTCTGGCTTTGGCATTCTCATATCAATTCTGGCCCACCAAGTCTTTACCTTGTTTTCTACAACCCCTATGGCAAGCATAGCCCTTTTAACCACTTCTTTTTCTTTATATGAAAGCTTTGTTTTAAAATCCAGAACGTCCCTATCATAGTTGAAGTGTTCTGCCGTCCAAAAAGACTCTTGAATTGCTTCAGCATACTTCAAAAGATGTGGGTATTCATAAGGCTGTATTGTTTCTCTGTGATCAAATATACTCATTTATTTTATTTAATTAAGTTAGACGAAAAAGCCTCCAACAGAATACCCATTGGAGGCTTAAATACTGAAGACAAAAGTAATCATTTACTTTTGTTATTGCAAGGATATTAGTTTTTTGTTTTACATAAACATTCCCTTTTTCCAATCTATGTTTTTGAAGGTGTTAGGTAACTGTTGCTCTAATTCTTCTCCTATCCTATAAGCAATTTCTCTTACTTCTTTTTGACTGTCATCATCTAACCTAACGTTTAAGAATCCCAATAAATCTCTTAAAGTACCTGTTATGTGTATTGTTGTTTTAGTGCACATAGGTAATATATCTCTGGCACATTCTTTGGCAATTCCTGCTTTTATGCCCTCCTCATACAGATATTGAATATCCTCTAGTAACCCTTCCATTAGGTTACTATAAGAAGCTTCAGCTCCAGGAATATAACCTCCTAGATACCTGTCTATTTCAATTTCAGGGTCAAATGCTTCTGTGCTGCTCTGCCTATTTGTAGGATGTTCTTTTCTTAACTCTACCTTCTCAAAACCTAGGGGTTCCGAATATCTTAGTGACCACTCTTGTCCATTTAAGCTGCGGTGCCTAAATATTTGTGCAGATATACTCCTTCTCGTTTTAATCTTGAAACCAAAAGAAATGTGTTGTAAAGGGCTCCAATGGCTGTTATCCATAAGATATTTTACAAGTTTACCATTATCTTCTTTTATAATGCCATGTCTTGCTATGGCAGCAACTATCTCTTCATTGTCTAAGGTTTCATAACTGTTGGTTCCTACTGTCTTACTTATTAATTGTACTATCATAGGTAAATCTTATATTTTGGTGTTGGTTCGTAATACGGGTGATCAAAGTTTACGGAATTGTTCTCGTCACAGTTGTATTCTACTCCCGTCTCATAGTTATTGCTGATCCAAATGTCATACCTCTCTTTATATGTTAACTTTGTCGTGTAATTCTCATATCCCCCTCTGCAAAAAGACTTGATTAAATATTCATCTTCTTCTGACATTATATTTCTGTCTTATTTTCTCTTATGACTTCATACTCCTTCACCTTATCTCTTAGCCCTTCCATGTACTCTCTGAATCCTTTTGTTACCTCTTCTATCTGTCGCATTTTGTGGATGCTGTTGTTTAGGTCTTCCTCACTCTCTAGGTCTATACTTAGGTTTATTGACCTACTACAGTCTGATATTGTGAAGTCTGCTGTGAAAGCTCCCCAGTCTCCATCTCTAAGTTCTTTTTCATCTACCTCTGCGCTAACGCTTATAGCTGCCACGGAATGGTATTTCCCGTTATTCAAAAAGCGCCTTTCAAAATAATCCTGTTCTGTTGGTTTCATAATTGTACAAGTTCTCCTTCTTTAGCATATATCTTGGAAACTCTATTGGCTATTTTTTCATAACCTTTTATGGTTGCCAATATTTCTTCTACGTCCTTGCACTCTTTAAAGCCAAGGTCAAGGAACCTGTTGAGGCATTGTTTTAGGGTGGGGTAGTAAGTGATGTCTTCACTCACGTAAGCTTCCCCCTCTTTCTTACCACTCTCCCTTATCTTGTCTTCTTTGACTATAAGTTTCCAGCCGCTTGTGTTGTCTGGCTTTATTGTTGTTGAGCTATTTAAAATGATTGTGTTCATACCGTTATTTTTTCTTTAGTTTCTAACTGTTTTAAATCTTCTGGCAACGCTTTTCGGAACCTCTCTAAAAGGAATCCTATAAATGGGTAGGGAGCCCTTACCTCTTCCAGCTCAACTGTTGGTGAACCTTGATTGTCCTTAAATAGTAAAGCTGCTGTATAAACTTTATTCTTCATTAGGTTTATATCCCTTCCTGGGTCTTTACACACTATTTTGTCCCCTATTTTTATCATAACCATTTTTCTGGTTCATCTGCGAATATACGCAACTCTCTATCAAGTGTGATTAGACCAGTGCTGAAATGTTCTTTTACATATTTTTTATCTAACTTGTCCCACTCAGCATTTATTCCTTTTTTATTTAGATTATTTACATCTACTTGTGCCACAATATCATTGTACTTTCTGCCTTTGGTCTCAACTCTTAAGTATTTCATAATTTTATAAGATAAAAAACGGGTAAAAAAGCGTTAGTGCGAAACTTCCCCGTAAATGTTTACTTTAATTGGTTGTCCACCTACTAATAGGAAATTGCTGCCCAATACCTTTATTTCTTTTCTTGTAAAGAAAATATTAATACTTACCTTGTCATACTCTTTTAAGAAATGTTTAACTAAGTGAACAGTTTTTTGTATAGCTTATAATACTCTGATATATTGATGCAGGTTTTTGCTGCCAACTTTAAAAATGTCTCTGCCCTCTCCCTAGAATATGGTGTGGGTATCTCTAACATCTTACCAGATAACTTTAAGGGGTACTTTTCCATACCATTACCTTTACGTTCTAACAATATTACTCCACTATCTAATATTTCATATCCCTCTAAATCTCTACAAAAGCAGTAGATGGTAGTTTGCTGATAGTCTTGTGAACCATAGTAGGCTGGTTTATCCTTATGATTACCTGTCTTTAAATCTTTTATTACAAGTTTTTTTAGCTCTGGTTCATCTTCTTGATCTATAAAGCCTTGCATACAAGTTTTTTCCAGCCCGAAAGGTTCAAGATCTATAACTATCTCCGTCTCATATCTAGCTGTTTCTGGTCTTGGCAAAGTACTCAAAACTTCTATATCCTCCTCATTCAGCCCTTCTGTCTTTAGTGCTTCCCAATATTCACCGCACAAACCTCCAAAATCTGAAAATATATTGCCATCGTCCTTTACCCCCAAGAAGTACTTCCCAAAATAACCACTAATATACGAAGGATCTTTAAAAGACGAATATTGACTATAGGATAGTTTGTTCCACCCCTTAAAACGCTCGTATAGACTATTTGTATCCCCCTCTGTGTACTGGTACTTTCTTGGTAGGTCTATTGTTTTTAACTTCATATCGATTCTAGATTTTATTTATTAGTTGTTCCACTACCTTTAATTTCTCCTGCACAATCTCTGGTTTGTCTCCAGCGAACATTTTTGTCTCTACGCTTATTTTATGTAAGAGCTCTACAAGTCTAGGTTTATCTTTCTTTAGTATTTTTTTCTTTCTTGCGCCCAGCAGTTCTAAAAGCTCTTTACCACTTGCATCTGAAATGGACTTCTCACTATATATTCTTTCTAGGAGAGGTGTTTTAACCACCACTTCCACAATGTTCATACTATCATTGTAGGAAGTGATATATTTTACATTATCGAAATCAAATATAGATTCTTTCTTAAGCCTTCTAATAACGTTAAATGTGGCAATGGTATCATAAGAGCAATATCTTCCTATCCTTTCGTATTCTTTATTATAAAAAGCTATCCCTACCTCGTCCCCTACTAAATCAACTTTACTTATGGGTATTTTTAGGGTAGTACACAAAGCTTGTAAAGAACTTCCAGCTCCAGTTCCACCCATTCTCCATAACTCATTGGTACACAGGTTTTTCTGTTCCCAAGGTTTAAGGTGGAGTGAATCTAAAACGGTTGGTATATCTAAGTTATTTATTACAAAACGTTTGCATAAAAAAGGATAGTCAAAAAATTTCGAGGCATGTCCAGCTAATCTATACTCGGAACTGGCAGTGACCATATTATTTAAAACTACCCCTAAACTACTTAGTAAAACCTCTTCATTACATCCGTAAAATTCTTTACATATCAGACCACCATAATTATCCAAATAAGTGAGGCTTACCGCACACACTTTTGAAAATTCAGCGTAAAGGCTCGATCGTTTTTCCCAAAAATCTGATAGGTCATCATAATTTGGTATTTCGCCATCCTGTTTATTTTTATACTCCCAAGCAGATTTATACTCCTCTGATAAGTTATCAAAACCCTGTTCTAACCTGACAGTTTCAATGTCTATCCCTACTACCCTATTGGTAGGTATTGTGTTCAATAATTTCATAATAATCTATTTAATTACTTTTTTTTTGTGATCCAATATGTTATCTTATTATTCATACCTCTTGTTTTATTAAAAATACCTCAACCAAGTATCCCCTACTCTCTTTATAACTGTTATAGCTTATCACCTCCCAACCCTCTTTTCCAAAACGGTTTATCATTTCGACTGAATCTTCCTGTTGGTAATATTCTTGATGTACAATTTTGTCGTATCTATATTTTTTCATCTTTTGTAGTTTATGATTATTACCTGCAAATCTACTAGTTCTTTCTCTATAATTGTCCTAATCTTTTCCCAATTTCCTCCAGATATTCCTGCACCAATTTTTGGTACACCAATTTTTTTACCTTTAAAGGTGTGGTTTATTTTTCTAAGGCATAGAGTCAACGCTTCATAATCTAGACTCTTACCTAGCTTGTACTGAGCATAAGCGTTAACTACATACATGGTATGGGTAGTCCACTCTCCCATTTCATCAGGGTATTTTGTCCAGTTTTTACCGTCTTCCAAGTATAGGTGCTCATAGTCTATTGTACCTAGTTTATTCATGGAGCCTTTATATTTTTGTGCTTCCATCTTGAATGATAAGGTGTTAAAATGCCTATTCATAATCGGAGCCAATCCTTTACCTTGTATGCAGAAGCAATTACAGTTTTGTAAGATCACTTCAAACATGCCCCGTCTTGATAGCTCTACTATGTCACCATCTATCTCTTTCATATATCTTCTCTAAAGAGGAACAACATTACAAACCCGAAGACCACCCCGCCCACAAGAAGGCAAAAGCCTAGTACAAGGTTAGAGCTGTATTTCACTACATCATAAATTCCCATACCTATAAGGATACTACCTACTAAAATCAGTGATAAGGTTATTGTATATCCTGCTTGTTCTGCTACTTTTTTTGTTTTCATAATCAAAGGTTTTTCCATGTATTACATTCTTCAATAGTACCTTGGAACCATACATTACCACTATCTGAACCAACCACTTGATGAGTGTCATTTATTAAGTGTATTACATCCCAATGCTCCTCACTTTCTCGTTCATTAAGTAGATGCTCTAATTTATCTAAAGTATTTAGTGCCTTTGTAATTTCTTCGCTGTTATCAGTGTAATCGTCAACAATACAATTTATTATATCTTGACTTAATTCTTCTATCAGTTTTTTCATATCTTTTAAATTTAAAAATGTGGCTTTAAAGGGGTTCTCTCACTCACCGCATTTTATTTTGACTTCTTACCCATGTGTAGGTACTCTTGGATTCTGTGGGTTGCTTGGCTCGTCTAGCCATTTTATGAAATCATCCCAATATTTGTTGTTTTAGTGAGCTGCAAATATAGGTTATCTTATTACCTCTGACAAGATTTTTTGATATTTTTAACGTTTGTATTATTAAATGTCCCATATTTTATTTATCTCTATTTCTTTTTGTTTAACTACTCCTTTACGGCAAAATAGTATTTCGTTCTCTAGCTCTTGCCATGTGTTCACTTCAAACTGAAATAACTTAAACCCTTTATTTAGAAGACTCACCGCATCGGAAGATGTGAACCAATAGTGCATATCCTCAACAGATTTTCCCGCACTGTTCCATACTTCTCCATCTTTTCTGTGAAGCTCTAGGTTTAATGGCATTGGAAAATCCTTTGCTATTCCATCTGGACATAGTATGTGTATCTCTTTTTGGAATACCCCATCTTTGTTGTACCACATTCCATTTTTATTCTCTGGTCTTTCTATTCTGAATATTGTTTTTGTTTCCATACCTACCTATTTGTTAATACTATACAAAAATAAGAAACCCCTGCCGTTAAGACAAGGGTTTTGGGAAAAATTTAATAATTTACTTTTGTTCTATCTACTGTTTCTTATAAAGGATCTCTTTTTTGGCTTCCTCCGTTGGTTTTCCGAACATTGATTTTAAGACTGTACCCATAGTTGCCGCCGAAGCGAATAAATATGCCATGTTATCAACATCCATCTCTAGTTCATCTCCCGTCATTTGAGTTATGAAAACACTGTACTGAGGTGCAAAGACCGAAACTGCTGCTATGATAACCCCAGCTATGGCAGTCCACATTAAAGGTTTGATATTTGTAACATAAAATAGGTCAAAGTCAAACTTTTTACCTAAATATTTAGTTGCCTGTCCTAAAAGAGTTATCACGGCGAAGGTCATAAAACCTCCAAGAATCTCTAAGAAAGATGTTAACATTACTTGATTTTTTGGTCAATCTTTGTTATTAGTTCATCAACCTTATCTTTAAGCCCTTTAACTTTCTCGTCAATTCCGTGCTTATCCCATGCGGCATCCACTTTGTCCGCAGTAGCATCAAGTTTAGTACCGTCACCATTAGCTCTAGATACAAAAAAGCCTGCAACAAAGGCGCCGATAGCTATTAATACTACCCAGATAATTCCTACTTCCATAATTGTTTTATTTTTAAGTTAATCTGTAAATGTACAAAATAATGATTCTTTAATAAAACTCGTTAATCAGAATTTAAGATTGAATATAACCACAAGCTGCCCATGTCAAGGCTCTGCTTGTTGTAGAACTTGTAGGTCTGCTCAGTTTCCCTTATGTTGTCAAGGTCTCTGACGCTCTTGAGCATCGGTATATTTCGGAAGAACCACTGGTAAGCTTCCGAGTGCCCCTTGTAATTCCCTCTCTGTACCGTCTCCATACTAAATATGTCTGGTGCATCCTGAACCGATTTAAGGGTGCTCTCCACAATGCTCAAAGGTGATGTGAAAGCATCCTTTGCCTGAGAAGGCAGTCCAAATTGAGAGGAAGCGAGTTCGTTCGCTGTCCTTAGCATCAGATAGTTTGTAAGTTGCAGTCCAGGGATATCCTCTAGGTCATCATCATCTGCTGCCATGGATATCATTGCCGCTATGACTATGAAGATACCCATAACGCTCATCTCTATACCCACACGTTTTAGACCTCTCTCTATTAGGTCTACTGCGTCTGTCTGCTGATAATAGTTGTTGATGTAATCTGTCAGTATCTTGTTTGCCCTTTCGTTATCCCCTATCCTGCCCTGAACCTCTGTCTCTAGTTGTGATATGTCGTTTATATCGTCTAGACCGTCTTTTGAGAAACCTTCTTTTTCCAGAGTTTCTTTTAAAGTTTCGAGATTTACCTCGTTACCGAAAAACTTCTCTTGAAATTTAGGGTTGTTCTTGGCCTCCTTTAAAGCTTTTGCGATATTCATGTTATAGTTTCGCATGTTGTTGACGGTCTCACTTATAACGTTGCCCACCGTGGCATATGTTCCCTGCTCCAGCTGATTGTTCTCTAGGTTGAGCTGTAAGGATTTAAATTTCCTTTGCAGGGCTATCGAGAGCCAACCTTTGTGTATCATAAGGTAATTGAGCATAGCATGTCTTTGGGCGGCTGTCTTTTGGGATTCTGGTATCTGCCCATCAATGAGCTGCAACCTATTTTTTACCACCACCCTAAGCCCACTGATCTTATTCTTTATGTGAGCTTCCTTGTCAGATACCTGTGTAAGATCATTGTAGAGCTCGTCCTTATAGGTGACTCCCTCTGCCGTTATGTTAAGATAGTTGTAAAGGTTCTTCTCAGAATGGTCCTTCCATTTTGATTCTTTCTCTTTTGTTGTCATCCCCCTTAAACTCTTATTGAACTCATTTCTGCTCACGATCTTACCATTTACCACTCTATAGTCCATTATGGCCGATAACATTGACTGCGGTATCACGGGAAAGTTTGCCATCTGGTGTGACACCATAGCGGAATCCCCCATAAATCTTGCAAATTTACCATATTTTGCGTTCCTTGCCTTTCTTGTCATCTCGTTTATATCCATAAACTCCGCCAGAACGTTCAGCTTGGACTTGTCGTTGTAACCCAGAGAATTATCTGTCTTCATAGCTTCCGAGGAAAGTTGCTTGAAGGTTTTCCAAGACATGTTGTAGGCGTCTGGAGAAACATATTCCTTTATCTTTTTCTCTATAAACAATTGTGCACGACCAGTAGTTAAACTTGTAAGGGGGACTATAAGGTTGTACCCCAAAGACTTGAGCCTGATCATTTTATGAAATAATCTTATCACTTTTGTAACGTCACGTTCACCAAAGCCAGGGATAGGTATCTTGAATTCTTTAGACTCTTTCACTCCAAAATAGTTATAGTCTAAGTAGGACTTGAGCATCTTGTAATTTTCGGTGTCAGCGGCTTCTTTGCCCTGTGGTACTTCCCTTTGTAACATAAGGTCTTGTAATGCCAAAGCGTCCGACATACCCTCTTTTCTAGCTTTGAAAAGGGCTGCCTGCTGAGTCATGGCGGATAAAGAGTAAAAGAGGTCTGGTGATACGTCCTGTTGGTTCTCAAGGCTCCTTATGAACATTTTTGGTATCTGCTTTTTCCTTCTGTTGTTCTCCACTCCATATTCAAGGTCATCCACTCTATATTCAAGAAAATCTTTCATTGTCTCCTTCAAAGTGGTGCCCTTTCCGTCTCTACCTAGAAAATCCGAAAGCTTGTTGGTGTTGGTCTTACTTATCTGGGGAGCCTTATAAAGGTTCTCTGAGTTTGGCACTTCCATATAATCAAATATGGACTGCTTTAAGGCGTAAACCTCTTGTAGGGCCTCATACTTTTTAAGGTTCTTTGTGGCGGTGTAATCTATAGGCCTCCCCTTATCGTCCAAAACCTCTTTTAGACCGAATTCATCATGAAATTTTGAGTTCTTGTACTTATCCATCTTAGGTTGAAAAACTCCTCCCTTAAAGTTGGGGTTAAAACTCCTGTTAAGGGAATCCTTCTCTTCCTCTCTATAACTGTAGTGCACGTTAAACTCAAAGTTTGGGTCTTCCGCTATCCCGTTTATATATTCTGACAGCTCTTTCGTAACCTCTCTGTTGTTTAGTCCTTCTGCCTTCGCTCTCTCTACTACCTGATTAATGGTGCTGTACCCTTGTGGGGATGTGCGTTTGAAGTAGGGAAGCATTTTTTGTCTTGAAATTGCAAAGGCAGCCTCTGTGTGAGTGCCACCGTTCTCTTCTACAAAGTCTATCAAGGTTTCAGATGTAGTACCTTTTATTACCTGTCCAGCGTCCATCCTTCTGCCCTGCGCCACTCTAAATTCGGCGTCACTGGAAGCTTTACTTGACATATTTTCTTTAATAAAAGACAACTCTGCCTGAGAGTTCTCTTGGATGGACTCCCTCTTTAGGGCTCTTGCGTAGGACGCGTTGATGTCCTTTACCCCCTGAAAAGGCTCTCTCTCTATCTGAGATGTTGGTAATAGATTATAATGTTCTGATATTGATTCAACAAGCTCCTTTACCTCTTCTTTGTCGGTCTTTGCCATCTCATCCCCGTTGATCTCCGCTGGGTTTTGATGATCCTGATATCGTCTTTGAACGTCCGACAGTCTATTTTGTAACTTTCTTATCTTAAATACCTCCTCTGAGTGGCTCTCTTGGAACTCATCCAAAGAGGACATCCCACTTGCCTGATCCCAGAACTCTCTGGTAAACACGATACCCATATTGTTTCGGTAAAAGTCCACTGTGGCGTTAAGCATTTCTTTTTCACCTATTTCTTCCCCTTTCTTTATAAAATCTTTGATGTTGGTAGATTGCCCCCCACTTTCACTAAAATCTGCGTCTATCCTGTTTATGTCAAAAGCTACTATCGCATCTTCTGAGGCACCCTCTTTTATAGAGTAGAACAGTCCCCCTTTCTCAAAGTATTCTGTGTTATCAGGTATAATATCACTTTCCACTATACCCTCTTTCAAGGTGGTTAGTCCACTGAACATGGATTTTGCAAGTTTTCTCTCCTGAGATATACTGTCCAATCTCTTTTTATCGTTCTCTGTGTAAACTGGGCGGTTTTTATCGTCCATCACTTTTCTCTGAACAGACCCCCTTTCAAATGATAAGGCAGATAAAAATTTACGGGTCGCCTGAGAAATGTTTAGTTTATCATATTTCCCTTCCTTTTCTTTGTAATATTCATCATTGTTAGGACGCTCTATAAACTCGGATACGTTCTCTTTTAAGTTTACGTTGTACAGGGCAAGTTCGGATGCATCCATGTAATCAGAAAGCCCTTTCGTGAGCATCTCCTTGAATTGTTCTGTTGATACGCTTTTTTTGGTGACTTTTTTATAGGTTTTCAGTTTTGCACTCTCTATGTCGGCCTCGAATTTTGGGTAGTCTATGAGGTTATAAATATAACCATTGTCATAAAATTCCGATATATCCTTGGCGTTGTAGCCCAATTTCTCCATCCTGTCCACAAAGGGTCTGTAAAGCTGCTGCTCATACTCTGTGGCGCTGCCCCGCATCTCTTCCACTAGGGTAGACATAATGTTCAAAAGACCATCAGATGTGTTGTTCATCTGCCCAAAAAGCTGCATAAATACACTTACCTCGCTGTTCATGGTGGCTGCCTGAGCCATGGCAAAGTCGGTGTAGCTATCATCAAGTCCATACTTCTCTTTTATCCTCTCCACTACGCCCTTGAATATTGTCTGCTCGTTATTCTGTTGACGGCCTGAGAGTTCCTTTATCTTTTTCTGAGTCTCTTCTATTTTGGCTAAGAATTTCTTTTTGGCCTCTATAGATTCTCTCTCGTTCAGACCGTCACCTATACCTATGTCCTGTGCCGTTTTACTTTTGCTTATAGTAGATATTGAGGTGAGCACATCAAATACGTTGTCCTTCAAGTTTATGATGATATCTCTTGCCTCCAAACTTACTGGTGTATTGTTGCTCTCAGATATTTCAAGCTCCCCCTCCACAAAGGACAGAAGGTTATTTGCCATGGCAGTAAAGTCAAGGGCTGCCTTGCCTTTTAGGGTTTCATGTTTTCTTAAGAGGTAGTTCTTTACCTTTAGGGCCGTGTCTGCAAGGTTCTTCCCTCCCCTTCTTGCCGTGGATACTGCCTCGTCAAGAGATTCAAGAAGTTTTTTGTTGTAGTTTCTGAGCCTGTCAAGTTCTGGGTCGTCAGTTGTCCCTTGAGTGTTAAGATTATAGAACCTAAAGGAGTAGTTTATGTTGTCACCTATATACTCTGAAAGGTTGTCCTTTAAAAAAATGCTCTCAATGATGTTGTTTATAGAGGACAGCTCTGATTTGTAGTTACCTTTTAGGGATATCCTGTCAAAGAAGTTTTTGATAAACTCCCCTGCCTTCTGATAGAAGTTTCTCTGCGCTGGCTCCTGGGTAAGGTTTAGGGTGGCATTTTTCATTATCTTACCCAAGACTTCCATCCTCACCGCTTTCTCCACTTCCTCTTTGGACATGTTCGGATTCTCTCTGGAATACACCTCTGTATATTGAGCAGCAAATTCCACGTACTCTTTTGAGAGGTGAATGTTCCTCATTAAGTCCTCTGTCAGGATAGGGTCTAAGCTTGCGGTTATAAAGTGCATCACCTCTTCCGTTAAGTCTTCTATACCTATGTTACCCTCTTTAAAGGCTACGACCCTGTTAGCTGTGTCGGCTATCACGTTGGAAGATAGCTCTACCCCGTTCTTTTGCTTGTACCTCTCTTTATACTGGTCTATGGTTAGTGTTTCTACCCCCATCTTGTTGAGCAGATTCTCAAATTTAAGTCTCAGGTTCTCCTCATCTATTTGAGGGGCAACACTGCCCTGTCTTTTATTACTCCTTCTGGTCATCTCAGAGGTAAGCTCCTTTATTATGGTGTTTTGCTCTTCACTTAGGTGCGTTCTCTTTTTAGGCTTGTTAAGTTCTATGAAACCTTCTATTGTGGACACGTTTTTAGCTCCAAACTGTCCCTTGGCGTCCTGCTTAAAACTATACTGTTTTATTCTTGACTGAGCAAAATTGCTCCCATCTGGTACCAAATAGGTCTTACCCAGATGTTCCGTCTTGGTGTCCTTTACTCTATCTGCAAGGATCGCCTCGTTTATAAAGCCTTCGTAAGTTTCACTGTTGACGTTGTAGGGTATGGAGGATATATTTTTGAATTCCCCCTCTGCGTCAACAACCCCCACCTGAAAGTCTTGTCCCTGCTGTAAAGCTTCTTTGTAGGTACCATAATTGTTCTCCCCAACTTTGAAGGTAAAATTACCACCCTCTAAATTAGATACCCCCTGATATAGACTTAGTGCATCCTCTTTGTTCTCTACAAAAGGTAAGGACTGTATACTACGAAAAAGAAGACTCTCGTCTCCACTTTCTGTCTTTACGGATTTAATGCTTCCGTTGTCTGCGTATGTTATCTTACAAGCCATTTAGGTACATTTAAATTTATCTTCCACCTCTTTTTGTGAGAGGTTTCTGCTGTTGGTTATGTTGTTCTCGTTTCTGGTCAAAAACCCTTCTAAAAATCGTGGTTTCTTGTCCGTTATGGGTCTTAGTACATTTGTCTGATTTAGTGTACCCCCTGTCTTATTCAATAGTTTGTACATCACTTTGTCACCTCTTTCCAATACTTTTTCGTAAGGTCTGGTCTTTATCTTTACAAAATCTCCCATGTTTTCCCCTACAACTTCTGTCTCGCTCACTTTTTGGTAAGCTTTCAGTTGAGGGAGTACTTCTGTGTTCTGTACGGCACGAAGTCTTTCAAAGTTGGATATTGTTGTATCTGTTTCCTCTTGTATAAGCACATCTGCAAACTTAGACAAATTAAAGTAATCTACCAACTCCTGTGAGGCTTTGTTTTTTATTTTTTCTAAAGTTATTGCGGCATCATCTATTGGTCTGATCCCTTTGTGGTCAACTTTTAAGTATTTGTAAAAGTTGTTGTAGCTCTCTGAGTTGAGCTCTTTTTGCCTTAACCGTTCCTTATTAAAGTCCGAGGTAAAGTCTTCCCTTAAATATTGCTCATTCTCTTTAGAGGTTGACACCTGTTTTTCGCTTACCCTATTTTCTAGGGGCGCTCCATAAAACATTTTGAAAGCAATTATTTTTTGAGCCGTTAGAGTCTCCGTATCCTCTAGAGTACTAGTTAACTCATCTATATAAGAATCAAGGCTTTCCATGGAAACTTCCCTATTTATCTCGTCAGAGAACTCTTCTAGGTTTTCTATGTCCGCTATCTCTGAGTAGTTGAGCGTTATTCCTCCTGCTGCCACCTTATTATATATAGCTTCGGTGATCTGCTGCTTTGTATAGGAAGGGTTTACTTTCTGGTATATGGTGTCGGAATGCTTTATGACTCCATGCTCTTTAAAGGTTGCCACTTCACTTTGAGTAGTGTCCAAGTACCTTAAAGTTTTTGGGTCGTTTCCTGTTTTTAGGTTTATCGTTTTTCTTGTTGATGCCGTATTTTCAGAGATAAACTGGGAAAGACTTTCTAGAGATTCACTATCCATATTGGAAGTAAATGCGGTCACGTTTTGTGAAAGCTCTCTAAACCATGCTTCATCCTTGTTTAGTATCTGTTCTTTTGTTATAGGTATTTCATATCCTGCGCTACTTAGACTGTTCACAAGATTGTCATACTCCTCTATAAGTAATTCCTTATCAGTATATATCCCCAACCTTTGAGCGGAAGCCCCTACCTCTTCCAAGTTTGAGACGTCAAGGGTGTTCTCAAGAGTCTCTCTTAC